CTTTGGCCGACTTGTTTGCAAAGAGCACTTTAAGAGTGCTCTTCTTAACAAGTATGTAGTAATCACACAGTGTTAGACGGTGGTTAAGCTGCTCTATAGAGAGCTTCTTAACAGTCGAAGGGTTGAAGCCCCTCGACTTCGCCCTAAGCTCTCCCAACCTTCTATGTAGAAGTTTGAGACGAGCTTTCGGGCGTGCACCTTCTTCAGCAATACCAAAATCCGGGTAATCCCATTTAATCTCAGAGATGAGATTCTTCTGGACTTCAGAGCAGAAGTCCTTAAGTGTCATGAAGTCAAAAGACTTCAATAGACTTTTAAATGTTTTCACCGGAATATCCTCTGTTAGACTTAGCTCGAAGGTTGTGATAGATCTCAAAGCATTGAGATCTGTCCAACACTTAAGATTCCCATTGGAATCTTTAGCGTCTTCAAGCATGTCTTCGCTGCTTAGTATCTTCCTTGAAGGTACCAAGATGTCCTTGAGCCTACAATCAAGGAGTCTATTGACTTCCTTCATGTGAGGGACAGGACCAGCGCCACTCCAAACGTTTAAGTTTAAACGTTCTAAGTAGGCAGTAGGATTTTGGTTATCGTGAATCAGATAGGCGATAATCTTCAGCATATACGTCCTAACATGACGGAGTTCATTACCTCGAGCACGAGGCATTGAATATCCGCCTAAGGACATTGGAAGGTAGATTTCAACTCCACCTCTGCGAACCTTCTCGAGAAGGTCGTGAAAGTGGAGATGGCCCCAGTATAGGACGGCCTCTCTCGAGGCCTCCTGCCAGGGTTCTGCATTCCAATACTGAAGAGCAGAAGTGTAACAGGAACCAACAAAAGACGTCTGGACGACGTCTCTGTGTTCCCTGGGTGCACCGGCTCCTGAGGAGTCGGCAACCCCGACAATTCTGACGATATCAATCCACGACAGTTTGTTCGAATCTCCAACAAAGCCTATGAGGTTTTCTGTGAAAACCCCAAAGTACTTTGAGGAGTTATTCGTTCCTGACGACGGCCTAGCGCCGGAGAGTTCCAAGAGCTCTGAAAAGAGCTCGAAGAAACCCTTCTTCGCATAGGAAGTCAGGTCGTCCCCGCACTTGACGTTAAGAAAACGTCGAGGCGTCTTAGGATCCATAAGGATCCCATGGAGGACCGGGTCAGTAACAAACTGTCCAAGATTTTTAATCTGACCACGGCGGTATCCCTTCTTAAAGAGCTTGCATGCAAGCTCATGGAAGAAGCCGAGATAGAGATTCAGAATCCCCCAGGATTCCGGAGTCCCCATCATCATACCGCGCTGAAGTGTGATATTACTTAAATCTGTACCTGGATAACAGATTTCCGATTCGTATACCAGATAGTGTTGAATCATCTTGAGTTGTAAATGGAAGCTTCTAGCCTCCACACTACTCTCGACGACACCATCTGCAAGCGATCGGCACAGCAGTGTGTTAAAAGTGTCAGTAGCTGCGGAGAGGTCTAAACTTCCTATACGGAAGTCCTTTTTCAAGGTGACGTTCTTCATGAACCTCCATAGATCTCCCCCTAGCTTACTCTCCGGATCAGCTTCAAGGAACTTATAAAGATAAGTTCTAAAAAGATGACCTAGAGAGCCTGATGCTCCATCACCCACTGTTATCACTCTCGCTTTACATCCACGCGAATCTACCGTCCTTGCCACCATGGGAGGGCGGTCTCCAAAATCAATCCTAGCAGGATCGATCTCGGGAGGTGATTCGTACAGATCGAAGACCACACCGTGCGGACTTCTATGGAAG